GTGCGACGGGTGATGGCACTTGAGCCGGCGCGTAGTGCAGCCCAACCTGCGCCCGGCTACCATGTCGACATGGACCTGATGCCTCGTTCCCGCTGGATTGACCAGTTCGTCATGCAGATGTCGAAGCGCTTCAGCGCGAACTCGGCCGAGGCGCTGAGGCGGTACGCGGCCGACGTGTGGGTGTACCGTCGCCAGCAAGATCCCGCCGACGCGGTTGAGCATCAGCGCATGCCGATGTCCGAAGTGAAATTCTGGCCGGCTTTGAAGGGCGTCGACGCCTGGCTTGAAGCCCAGGCTGGCGTGTACATGGCGATCGAGCCGATGAACGCGTGGGACGACTGCCAGGAAGCAGCCCACATCACCTACATCGAGCAGCAGCACGTGATCGACGCCGACCCCCTTGCCGCGATTGAGCAGATCTTTTCTCCGACCTAGCCTGGTGCGCGCGAACCGTTCGCACTTATGAGCAAAGCGCACGGTCATCTTCCGCGCGCGTCGAACTCACCCTTTCGGCCACTTCCCGTCGGTCGCGGAAGTCGACTCTCAGGAGCGCTGGTCGGCGCCCAGCATACTCACGTGCCAAGCTTGAAGCCCCATGGCGTCGGCCGTGTCCAATAGCAGGTGAACCGCCCAAGGCCAGCTCCGACCGTTGCGTTGCCCCTGGAGCAAGCGAGAGCAATCTACCGCTCCCTACGCCACGAATAGCAATGGCCCTAGGGCAAGGCACCGACCCCGTGCGGCAGAATCGACCGCAGGAGGGAACAATGGCAAACCCGGAAGAGAAGGTTTGGTGGCACTGCAACCTGTGCTTGCGCAAGACGAAGCACACAGTGCTCTATACGATCACTAAGGAGGACGTGACGGAGACTCACGAAGATGATTTCGACGTGGAAAAGTCCGTCTACACCCTCGCTGAGTGCAACGGCTGCGAATACGTCACCATGAAAACGTCTTGGTCGATCAACGGTCAAGGGGACATGGTTGACCAGTACCCGCCCGCCCTGGCTCGTCGCAGGCCGCCATGGATGCATGAGCTATTCCTAGCGGACTTTTTGGGCGCCCAGAGCAAATACAACCTCCTGCAAGAGCTTTACACCGGCATTGGCGCACAGAACTGGTGGCTGACTATGCTAGGTGTCCGCTCCCTACTTGAGTTCGTCATGGTCGAGAAGGTCGGCGACAACGGCAGCTTCGTTAAGAATCTGGAAAAGTTTCTTGAAGGTGGCTTCATCAGCAAGATTCAGTTGGATGCCCTGGGCCCGCTGATTGAGGCCGGGCACGCTACGACGCATCGGGGCTATCAGCCCACCTCAGCGGATGTCAATGTGGTCATGGACATCCTTGAGAACGTGCTTGAGTCCATCTACGTGACGACAGAGAGGGCGAAGAAGCTCAAGGTGCCGCCCAGAACAAAACCGGCAGCGGCAGCAGCTAAGAACTCATAGAAGCTTGTGGCCTGTGCACTGAAGCGTTCGCTTGGGGTATGCGGCCAGCCAAGTCATGTTGATCCGCTGAGGCGCGCCTAGGATGCTCGTATCCATCAACGATGTGGACGCGATCCTTGCCGCTGCCCCTTCCGGGTTCAAGATGACTTGGCTGGACGGATACCTTGCTCGGCCCCAGTCAACTTCAGCTTTGGGTCGAGGCTGTGTGCAAACGCGCAGAGCGCCGCACGGGACGGGACTGCCCGTCAACGCGCAGCACGCGCTCAGCGATGAGTTCGAGGTTGAGGGCTCACGCCCTACGACCGCATCGCTGCGATCAGTGGCTGCGCGCCGATGATCTTGATGGCTCGCTTCAGGTTGTAGGCCAGTACCTGCAAGCTCATCTCGGTTCGCACCCGAGGTAGCGTTCTGGTCAGGAAGTGACTCGACCCCATCCAGGCCTTCAGCGTGCCGAACACATGCTCGACGGTCTGTCTGCGTAGCCGCATCGCCTCAGGAGCGCCGTCCAATCGCTCTTGAACGATGTCCAGCACGCCCTCGTGCTCCCAGCGCGCAATGCGCCGGTTCTTGCTCGTGGTGCATCGAGGCTTCATTGGGCACTGCGGGCACTCAGAGGACCAGTACTTGTGCGAGGTCTTGCCGTTCTCCTCTGCTGTGCAGCGGTAGATGGCGATCTTCCCAGCCGGGCACCGGTACCCGTCCTTCTTGCTGTCGTAAACGAAGTCGCGCTTGTCGAACAAGCCGTCGGCCAAGTTGTTCGAGGTCATCGGCTTGGGAACGACGGCAGCCACCCCAGCTTGCTCGCACTTGAGGATTTCATAGCCTTCGTAGTAGCCGCGATCCGCCAGTGCGATCAGGTCGCCTTCGCCGGTCGCTGTCTTGGCGAGCTTGGCCATGCTTGCAAGCTGGCCCCTGTCATGGCCAACGTTGGTGACCTCGTGGGCCACGATCATGTGGTGCTTGGCGTCCACTGCGGTCTGCACGTTGTAGCCAACAATGCCCGTTCCTCGGCCGCTGGTGGCCATGGAACGGGCGTCGGGATCGGTCAACGAGATCTGCCCGTCCTCTGCGGCTTTCATCTGTTCGCCGATCGCGGCCAGACCTTGCATCTGCTGCTTCACCTTGGCGATCTTCTCCCGCAGGTGCGCGACTCGGTCGGGCAGCACGGCTGTCGCGTCGCGGTCTGATCGATCGAGCTCGACCATGTAGCGCTTGATGCTGTCCTCGAGTTGCTCCAGCCTGGCCTTCAGCTTGCGATCGGTGAAGTTCTTGTCACGGTTGTTGACCGCTTTGAACTTGCTGCCATCGATGGCCACGATGCCGTCGGTGAACAGCTTCAGCCGACGGCACAGCTGCACGAACTCTCGACAGACTTTGTGGATCGCGTCGCCGTGGTCCCTGCGGAAGTCGGCGATGGTCTTGAAGTCCGGCGCCAAGCGACCGGTCAGCCACATCAACTCGACATTGCGTTGCGCTTCGCGCTCCAGGCGTCGACTCGACGGAACGCGGTTGAGGTAGCCGTAGATGTAGATCTTCAGCAGCACCGCCGGGTGGTACGACGGTCGCCCCGTTGCCGCAGGCTCGGCGCCTTCGAAGCCCAGATTCTTCATCGACAGCTCGTCGACGAAAACATCGACGACGCGGATGGGGTTGTCTTCTGCGATGTAGTCGTCCAGGCACTCAGGGAGCAACGTGACCTGGCTTCGCTCCTCTCCTTCGATGAATCGCTTCATGCCATGACCCGTTCAGCCGCGTTGCCACAACTTAGGCGATCACCTCAGGCAATCAAGCTGTTTTCACACAGCCTCGGTCGCTAGCGGACGTTCCGGAGCCCCACGCTAAAACAAGTCCCCCTGTGGATCAGGCACCACCGCAGGCGGCGGCTTCGGCTTGTGCATCTGCGTCGCCTTGATTTTCTCTACAGGCCACTGCCCGATCACCTGCTCGGCCTCTGCGGGCGACCCGAAGAGCCATGCCTGCTGGTCTTGCAGCGGCAGCACTGCGACCATGCGCTTCTCCGGATCGTTGGGATCGGGCTTGTGCATGCGTTTCATGATCGGGTGATCGTCCGCGTTGATGGTGATCATCGTGTACGTGTCGAAGACTTGGCCGGTGGTCTTGTCGATCCAGCTGTTCCACAACCCGGCCATGCCGAGCGGACTGCCGTCGGCGTTCTCGAACCGCCAGCTCACGTGCGAGCCCGTTTCATAGCAGGGCTCGTAGAAGTTCCGGATCGGAATCACGCAGCGCTGCCCCGCCTGCCACACCGGCTTGAACGTGCGGCTGACCCGAACCTTGTTTTCCCAGCGTGCGTTGTTCGTCGCGTACGGGTAGGTGTTGATGTCCGGCCAGTTCGTCGGCACGAGCTGCCAACGCCCGACGGCGTAGATGAGGCCGCCAGTCGCGTGGTCCGCGCGCAGGAACTGGCCCTGATTCTTCGGCCCCACGTGGTGCCCTTCGAAGAATCGCAGAGGAGGCATCGGTCCGCTCACGTCCCAGTAGTCCCAAACTTCCTGCTCAGTTGGCGAGGTGTACAGGTTGCACATCCTCGAACTCTAGCGCCGCGGCGTTCGCCGCCGGTGCAACCACCCTCACCCACCACGCCTGGTCGAACCATTCGGAGTTGCGGCTCGACCTGGTCGACTGAAGCTCCTGCCGTCCCTTGATCAACATGCCGCGCGGGTTGATCCGAACCACCCGCGCCTTGTCCAGCGGCGGCAAGACCCAGCTCATGCCCTCGGGACGACACAGGCCAGCCAACAGCGGTGGATTGCGGTCCCGTGGATCTCGACCAGGCCGGTCCGGCGTCAGGCTCAGCACGCCTCGATAGGCCGGAACAGACGCAAGGGTCCCCCGCTCGAGGCGCTGACCTCGCTTGTACATCTCCACCACGTCGACCAGCATTTCATTCGGGCAGCACAGGGCGCAGCCAGGCGACAGCTGCTTCTTCGGGTTGCATGGCGCGCAGCCGCTCGTCTCGCCAGAGGTCGAGCGCCACGTCGTCCAGCTGCTGCGGATCCACCGTCGGCCACTGCGCCTGCAGCCGCGTCGCCACGCGATGCAGCCAGGTCGTCGGCAGGAAAGACGGGTGATCCATGGCAGAAATGTACTGTACGTTTGTACAGTGTTCAAGGGCGCATTGCACGCCCTGCGTCTGGCGGATCAGAAGAGTCCGGCCGGATCCTCCAGCGGATCCCAGGACCAGATCACCAGCTCGCGCCGGTCGACGGCCTTGCCCCCGCCGCCCACCGTGTAGGCGATGTCCAGCGACTCCATGTGCATGCCTTCGAAGCAACGACGGATGTCCGGGTGGTCGTTGATGCTCATCATCGCCTTGCCCTTCAGGCTGCGGAATGCTGCTGCGATCGCCTCGTATTCCTCGAACGGGAACGGCACGCCATAGCCCTCGGTCTGCCAGTACGGCGGGTCCAGGTAGAAGAACGTGTGCGGCCGGTCGTAGCGCTCGATGCAGGCCTTCCAGTGCAGCCGCTCGACGAAGGTGCCAGCCAGGCGCAAGTGCGCGGCGCTCAGCTGCTCCTCGATGCGCAGCAGGTTCACCGGCGGCGCGGTCGTCGCCGTGCCCCAAGTCTGCCCCTGCACCTTGCCCCCGAAGCACTGGTGCTGCAGGTAGTAGAAGCGCGCGGCGCGCTGCACGTCGGTCAGCGTCTCCGCGGGCGTGTCCTGGATCCACTTGAACACCTCGCGGCTGGACAGCGCCCACTTGAACTGGCGGACGAACTCCTCGAGGTGATGCTTCACCACGCGGTACAGGTTCACCAGCTCGCCGTTGATGTCGTTGATGACCTCCACGTCCGCCGGCGGGCGAAGGAAGTACAGCGCGGCGCCGCCCGCGAAGACCTCGACGTAGCACTTGTGCGCCGGAAAGCGCGGGATCAGCAGATCGGCCAGGCGTCGTTTGCCGCCGATCCAGGGAATGATTGGGTTGGCCATGAGGCTCCAGTAAGGGTGTAGGTACACTGCGCCCCGCCTCCGGAAGGTGGCAGGGCCTTGGCTGGGCTCACAGGAATAGTCTGTGGGTTTGGTGGCCGCCGGAGTGCTCCAACACAACGGCGGCCGCCCTGTCTTTTTGAGGCTGTGCAGACGCCTGCACAGCCGGGGAACTGCGGTTCGGCGGCTATTTCACTGCCGGCGCCCGGGCCAGCAGCTCGGTCTTCTCGGCCGAGCCACGGCTCGAACCGAACTCGAACTGGTGCGCATCGCGCAGGCCGTTGGCGAACTGCTGGGTCAGCATGCCCAGCGGGCCGTTGAGTGCCATGATCAGCGGGTTCACGTCGCCGCCCTTCGTCACGCCCAGCCAGGTCACGAAGACCATCGCCGACAGGCACGCGAGCATGCCCACGACGTCGCCAACGATCATCAGGTCCGCGCGCTTGGTGGTCCTGCCGAGCTGGGCGAGCTGCACATCGCGCTTGCGGGCATCCTGCCGATCAGCAAGGAACGCCTTGTCGAGATCGGCCTCGGCCGCGATCACCGCCTGGCGGAAGGCCAGCAGCACGGCGGGATCGGCCTGGATCGCGCTCAGCGCGGCCTGGCCGCTGTCCTTGCCGGTGACCTGCTTGGCGATGTCGATGACGGTGCTGGCGGCCTGCTCGGCCTGGTCGCTGCCGGTGATCCACTTCAGGATGCCCGGCACGAACTGCGCGAGCGCGAACGCGGTGCTGATCGGATCCATCAGGCCTTGCCTCCCACCGCGGCCGCGATCTCCACGCGGTTCAACAACCAGCCGTAGACGAAGGCTTCATCCTTCGCGCGGCGCTCGGCCAGCTCGACGTAGAAGGCGCCCTGCAGCGCGTTGAGCGCGCGCAGCAGCACCAGCTGGCCCTCGGCGCCGCGGCGGCGCATGTACTCCCGCAGCGCCGCGATCGTCATCGGACCGATGCGCCCGTCGGCCTTCACATCGGGATACGAGCTGCCTTCCTTGTTCAGCACGTTCAACGCGCGCTGCAGGAAGGTGGCCGCCTGGTCGGTGCCCTGGTTCACCGCGGTGTCGAACAGCTCGCCGGCCACGGCTGGCGCTGTGCTCGCGACCTGGTCGAGCTGCAGCGCGTCCCAGTACCGGCTACGGTAGATCGCCTTGGCCTGGTCGAGGCCGAGCAGGTTCATCTGGCCGGCGTAGCCAAAGGCACGCGCCACCGCTTCGGTGATGCCGTACTTCGTCTGGCCGCCGCTGTCGCGCGGGTCGTCGCTGAAGCCGGCCTCTTTGCTAAGCACCTGGTCGAATGCGGTCTCGAAGTTCATCGGTGTGGTCGTAGTGGTTGTCATGTGTGATGTGTGGCGCGCGCAGCGTCGATCACTTGCCGAGCAGGCGGCTGAACCAGTCGAACTTCAGCGCCCCCAGGCCGAGCAGCGCCATCACCGCGTACATCGCGAGGCGGCGCAGGCCTCGGCCGAGCTGCCGGTCGACGTAGCCGCCCCACACGCCGACCAGACGCTGCGCGGTTCGTTCGTCGCCGAGCTGGGTCATCAGCTGCGCCGACAGGCGATCGGCGATGGCTTGCGCGTCAGCGTCGCTCAGGTTGCGCGGTTCATGCTTCGGCGGCATCGGCGCCCTCCTCTTAGTTGTTGGCCTGGTCGTCGTTCTGCTTCGGCGGGCTGGGCAGACCGCTCGCGTTCTGGTGGCGCACGTCACTGCTGAAGCGCAGTTCCTTCTCCTCGACCTTCTTGCGCCAGCTCGCGATCTGCTCGAGCACCGTGTCCGGGTTGCGGCCGGCCTTGCGGATCACCTCGACCTCGCTGATGAAGCCGGCTTGGCTCAGCGTCAACCAGGCAGTCGCTTCCTTCGCCATGTCGATCCACGGCATCGACGGCGCGACATAGAGCACGTCATCGTGCGTACCGGGCTTCAAGTCGGCGGGCATAGGCGCCACGTGCGAAAGGTGCGCGGCCAGGATGAAATCTTCGACGACCGGCTGCACGGCCATCGTCACGAAGTCGTCGGTCAAGCAGGCGTAGTGCACCCACTGCTCGACCAGCTCCTGTCGCTGGCTGCTGTACGTTCCGTCGTAGTTGCGGCTGATGCTGGAATAGCTCGCACTGATGCCGGCGGCAAAGGCTCGCAACTGGCCGTTGCGGAATGTGATCAGATTCGGGTTCGGACGCTTGCTGTCGATGAGGCCGATCTCCTCGCCGACCGCCAGCGTGTCAATGATGGTGCCCGGTGACAGCGACACCTGACGCGGCAAATCGTTGCCGTTGTCGTCCTTCAGCGGCCCTTCGTAGCCACCGCCGTCGGGCGCCTGGCGCTTCACGTAGCCGGTGAGCATGGCCGCGACCTTCGCCGCGATGCGCTCAGACTCCTCGTAGTCCTTGATGTCTTCGATGCGACCAATGACGCTGGCGAAGCGGGTCACGCCGCGAAGTTGGTTGATGCGAGACAGGTGGGCCAGATGAAGCATGCGCTCGGCAGGCACCACCTTCAGGTCTTGACCCAACGTGTTCGCATCGCCAGGATGAACCTTGCTGACCCAGTAAGCCGTGGGGCGAACCCAGGCATTGTGCTGAATACCTTGACGGATGCCACGCGCCGCATCGTTGTGATCCATCGGCACCAAGTCGGGTTCGATCAGCTCCAGCGAGTACGGGACGGTGGTGCCGTGATCTAGGCCAGGCAGTTTGCCGCTGATTCGCTGCGCGAATGCCTCGCCATCGCGATACAGCGTGCGGGCCAGCAGGCGCTGGCAACGTGCGTAGCTGTGCTGCCAACGCACTTCCGGACGGCGCTGCCAATCACGCCAGGCCGCCGACAGGGTGGCGGCGTACTCGGTGTGGATCTCTCCGCTGTGCGTGCGCGGCTGGAATTCGACGCCAATCCCGTTGGCTCCGACCGTGTTGTTGACCAGCACGTCGAGCGATCCGACGACCAGGTCGTGATTGCGGTCGAGGTAGCGCATCTGGTTGCGCAGGGGCACAGCGCCCTGCTCAACCAGTTGATTCGGCGAACCGCCATCGCGACGGAACTTGCGCTGCGTGTTCGGACGTGCGGCCTCGTAGTGAGCCAGCACCGTACGACTACGCAGGCGGGCCAGGCCGCGCTGTGGATCGAGCCAGGCGACCAGCCGGTCGACGGGGTTCAGGCGCGTAGCCACTAGTCGAGACGCGCGACGGAGAAGCGCAGACCGCCGAGCGTGGGCGCGCCGAATGCGCGGTCGCGATCGGCCGCAACGCGGCGCTCCCACTCTTGTCGGCCGGCGCGGATCTCGGCCAGGTCCTCGCTGCGAAAAACGCGATCGCCAAGGCGTGCTTCCTTGCCCAGTAGAACGTCGGTTTCGGCCTGCAGGTAGGCGGTCAGCATGGTGGTGGCAGGTGTGCTCATGCGCCCATCCTCGCCGGATCAGAGTGTCATTTCTAGACGTGAAAACGGGACAATTTATTGTTCATCAAAGGACCTCAACCGGGTGCAGGTCGGCCCGCGGAAGCCCGTAACGCTTCGCCCGACCTCTCAGCGCATCCGTTCCCGCATCCCCAATTGATACCTTGCGCGCGTCCTGTAGCCGCCTCTACACTCGAACCGACTCTGCGATTCCTCAACTTCATTGAAGGACATCACGTTGCATGGGCCCCTTTAGATTCACCACACACACAATCGAAGGGCCGGAGCCGACTGTTCGATCGGTAGAAATGCGCGGCGCTCCAGTTTTCAGCGACTACTCGGATGACGGAGGAACTTACGCAATCCTGGCGTGGACACTGGTACGAGGAATTGGTATTTCGCAGATTATCAATTCTTTCTTCTGGAGGTTGCTTGAGCGCTTACCCACACGAGCATATGTTGATGGCTCGGCATCACTAGCGATTGACGAAGAGGTATTCAATGAATACTTTGTCGACTTACTGGGCGCCGCAGATGCCAATTTCGTAATTGGAGGACTACTCACGAAGTCGGCAAATCATGGCACCCCCGAACTTCTCGTATTCAATACCCGCAGCGTTGTTTTAGAAATCTCATTTGACGAGCTCGGCACACCCAGCAGGCTTGCGCTGGCCATTCGTGCACCATGGATCTCGGCGGCGTCCGATTTCATATGTGCATTCAACAGTTGTGTTGACGCCCAAACCTCTGCGCATTTTCTTCGCAAAGTATTGAAGACATTTCACCGTGGGGACATCTTTGACCCGAACGTTGAGGTCGATTCCTTTTTAGAGGTGGCACATGCCAAAGTGGCATAAATCAAGCGGCGCACGCGTCCAACTGGAGGCTAAACCTCCTACGGCTCAAATCGGTTCGTCAGGCGGTCAACTGAACTTTGAATGTCGGAATCGATCGATGGTCCCTTTAGATTTCGAGGTGCGGGCGTTGAAGTCCTCCGATCTGAAGATTGCGACCGCAACAGCTGCAACGACTTCGATCACATCGGTTCATGTTGGTCGCCGGCCTGACATTGCCAACCCGATAAGTTATGCGTCAAACACTGCCGTTGTTGGCACTTGGAATCCGATGGGAGTGGGGGCAGCTTCTTTGGAGGCTGAGGTTGATGTACGGAACGGGCGAGCATCATTGCTAGGGTCCCTTAGGCCGTATGACGACGTGCAGGTTAAAAAGTGAACTGGCAATGGTTGGCCGCCGCGGCGGCTATCAGAATTATTTTCCTTTTTGCCCCGCTGGCAAACGCTGCGCGTGACTTTGCGCTGGATGCTGACGAGCTGGCAGAAGCCAAGGAGTACTCTCGAACGGCAAGTTGTCGCGCAATGCTGCTATCGTTACCCGTGCTCTTTTTTTTCTCGGCGCTTGGTGACACCACAGTATCCTGTCCGTCAGGAGTTCTGCAAACCCCTCTGTTGATTTCAATATCGGCGCTATTCGCAAGCGGCTATCTAACAGTGAAAATTCCAGTCGACATACTAAGAGGATCCGTAACGCCTTTTGCGCTCTTGGTGATTTTGACCATCGCCGACCTCCTCCTTCAACTTTACGGAAAGCCACCATACATTGATTTTCTGTGCAAGGGTCTAGTTCAGTAGTTGAGGCAAGGTTCCTTGGAGAGGGGAAAGCTCAGGAACGCCTATTCGGTTCGGTACTTGTTTCGTGCCCAGCATTGGTCAAAAGTCGTACCAGTGCTCCGTGACCACCGTCACGTCGATCGTCTTCACCTCGCCCGTGTTCACTTCCGTCACCGTGCACCGCTGCACCCCACTCAGCGTGTTGGCCTTGCCAACGGTCGTTGGGGCAGCTGCATTGCGCCGGAACTGCGTCGTCGCCAAGTTGGGTGACATCGCGGTCGCGGACGATCCTGACAACGTCGACCAGGCGATGGTGTAAACCCCCGCCCCGCCCTGCACCGTCACCGTCACTGGGGTGGTGGTCACCGGCACGCTTGCACCACGCGTCGACGTGAAGCCTGAGCCGAAGACGCTGGCCGTCGAGGCCGTCAGCGNTCGTCGCCAAGTTGGGTGACATCGCGGTTGCGGACGATCCTGACAATGTCGACCAGGCGATGGTGAAACCCCCCGCCCCGCCCTGCACCGTCACCGTCACTGGGGTGGTGGTCACCGGCACGCTTGCACCACGCGTCGACGTGAAGCCTGAGCCGAAGACGCTGGCCGTCGAGGCCGTCAGCGTAAACGACCCGCTGAAGACCTTTCGCGCGACGCCGTCGGCGCCATACCGCCAGATCTCGCGTGCCTTGCGCGCCGTGCCTCCCGCGTCGTACCGCCAAGCTTCGCGGATCTTGCGCGCCACGCCACCACCGTCATACCGCCACATCTCTGCCATGTGCGTGCCGCCTTTCAGTACACGAACACAATGTCACCAGGCGCCCCACCCGATGGCTGGCCGGCCACGTTCGTCATCGTGATGCGCCCGAGGCCGTCGCCGCCACCTCGCCCGTAGACAAGCCCAGAGAAGACGGGCGCGCTGTTCCACGACACGAAGCCCACGTCGTTGAAGAACTGCGACATCGAGCCCGGCCGGTTGGAGATGTTGGTCCACGGCACGACCAGGCTGTTGCCGAAGTAGCTCAGGTCGACCTTGCGCAGGAAGCCGTCACCACCGTTGTTGATGAAGACCTGGCTGATCGGCCCGTTCTCGCTGTTGGGCGAACTCTGGTTCAGGTAGGTCGCGTTCAAGTAGCCATTCGGGTTGCGCAACGCCACGGTGTTGCCGTTGGCCGAGTAGTCCGGCACCCACGCCGTGATTGCCGGCGCGCCGGTCACGCGGCTCCAGGGCACCGTCCCTTCGATGAGTTGGCCGACGTTGTCGAAGAACCACTTCCACCGGCCTTCGCTCACCGAGTAGATCCCCGACGTGCCGTCGGCCGCGTTCACCATCAGCGAGTACAGCTTGGCGGTTTCGCTGAACTGGACGCCGGCCCATCCGCCCGCGACACCAGGAATCGACACCGAGGTGTACGAGACCGGTGGAGTGTTCTTCAGGTACCCGGTCGCCTTCTCCACCCAGCTGCTGCCGTTGAATTCCTGGATCAGTCCGCCGGTGAAGCGCTTCGCGCCCGCCGGCGGGCTGGTGACGGTGCCCACGTAGGCCGGGTCCATCCACTGCGCCAGAGCGCTGAAGGAGGCCTTGATCTGCGGCAGGACGCCGGTGTCGTAGCGGTCGGTGGTGACGGGCTTGCTGAAGTCGATCGGCATGGTGGCTCGTTGATGTTGTCGTGTTGTTTGTCTTGATGGAGAGGGCTCACTGATGAGGCTCAATACCCGCGTGCGGTCCAGCTGCCCGTGCCGGTGACCTTCTGGCCGGTCTGCGGATTCAGCAGGTACACGGTGAAGCCGGTCGGGTTCGGCACGTCGAGGAAGTCGACGATGGGCAGCAGTGCCGTCGTCCCGTTGGCCTGGCACAGTGGCGTGTCCGCATCGATGAAGGGCACCGCGAACGGCACTGCGACGCCGGCCGCCGCATTCGTGATCACGAAGCGCCCCGAGTCGGTCTTCAGCTTGTTCGACAGCTTCACGTCGAAGCTGGTGATGCGGAGCAGGTTCGCGCCCGCGCTGCAGCTGAAGCTCCACACCACGCGCACGTACCGGAAGCTCGCCGCCAGCACGCTGGTCGCGCCCGCTGCCGCGGCTGTCCAGGCGTCTGCACTGTTCAACTTCGTGTAGATCTGGCAGCTGGATGCGACCTGGCCGGCGACCACCGTCGCGCCCAGCGTCACGGTGACGATCGTCGACGGCAGCGCCGTGCCGTAGTCGAAGGTCTCGTCGTAGGTCGCGGCGGCCACGCTAGGCTGCGCGTACAGCGGGAAGCCGGCGTCGACCTGCTGCTGCGGCGTGATCCAACCGTGCGACTCGAAGTGCTGCGCCCAGGTCTCCGGCGCGACTGGCCCGAGCAGCGCGCCGTCCTCCAGGAACAGGTTCGTTGCGGTGCCGCTGAACGTTGAGCGGATCTGCGTGCGCAACACGTAGTCGGGCGGCTGGTTGACGGTGGCGACGATACCGACCGGCGCGCCGGTGTTGCCGGCGCTGTCGAAAGCCGCGACCCAGTACGTGAAGACGCCGGCCTGCTGCTCGAAGATCGCCGTGAAGGTGCTGTTACCGTTCGAGCCGACGATGGCGCCCGCCGCCCAGCTCGCGCCCTTGCGGACCTCGTAGCGGTCGATGGGCAGACTGCCGCTGGTGGGCGCGGTCCAGTACAGCAGCGCGTTGTTGTCGACGACCTCCGCGCGCGAACCGAGGATCGCGCCTGGCGCAGTGACCACGGTGTCGACGGACGAGGCCGCGCCGCGGTTGCCCTTCACGTCGATCGCCGAGATCCACCAGCGCCTGGCGCCGCCCCAGTCGATGCGGCGCAGGTGCCGCGTGATCTGGAACACCCCAACGACGGTGGCCGTTGCGAAGCTGTCGCCGAAGCGCAGCTCGTAGCCGCTGATCGCGAAGGCTCCCGGCACACCTGCGTAGTCGAGCTGCAGGTCGCTGCCGGTGATGGTCGCGCTCAGCGCGGAGATCGCCGGTGCCGTCACCGTGCCGGCCACGCTCGTCGGCGCGCTGCGGTTGCCAAGCGCGTCGACCGCAGCGACCCAGGCCATGAAGGCGCCGCTCGCCTGAACCGCCCACAGGTGCGAGGTGCCACCGAGCTGCTCGAGCACCTGGGCGGTCGACCAGGTCGCGCCCTGTCCTGCGCTCACGCGCCACTCGTAGCCAACCACGTCCGGCTCGGCGTTCTTGGCGCACTTCAGCCGCACGCCGAACGGCTCGAAGGATGCGGACACGTCCGTCGGCGCCGACGGCGGCAGCGCGGCCATCGCGCCGGTCACGCGATAGTCGTACGCCTGCACCTCGGCCAAGCTTTGCTCGGCCGCACCGAAGATGTTGAAGCTGGTGAACTTGAAGTGAACCGTCTTCCCGATGAAGCTCAGCTCCAACGGCCCGCTCTTGCCGATCGCGGTGTCCACGCGCACGAAGGCGTCGCCGACCTGATGGCCGGTGCTGGGCGTGCCGTGCGCGCCGCGCACCAGGCCGGACAGCGCATAGGTCCCGGGCGCCAGTAGTGCTGCGTTCTGAAACGCAAGGTACTCGGGTACCGTGCCGCCGATGTAGCAGAGCGTCCCCAGCGCCGCGGCGTCGGCCGCGCTGGTGCTGATCAGCTGGCCGCTCGTGTTCACCGTCACGCTGTCCCCACTGATGAACGTGCCGAGCCGCCCGTAGCGCGCCGGCCCGTGCAGCGTGCTGGCCTTCTGGTAGTTCAGCCCGTCGACGCTGACCCACACGCTACAGCCGCCCCAGGCCGCGCTGCTGCCCTTCACGGCCGTATAGACCTCGAGCCCTGTCTGCGTCAACCCCACCGGCGCCTCGAACAGCACCGGCGCATCCACGTTGCCCGGCGCCGCGTTGTAGTCGTGCAGGTAGCCGGCGTTGACCTCGCTCGGGTACATCGCGGCGCTGGCGACGCCAGCAGGGAAGTCCTCGGCCGTGATGGTCAGGTCGCCGTCGTCGTTCTCTTCGTCGGTCGCGGTGATGCGCACCGGATGCCGGTCCAGCCCGAGGCCTTCGTCGGTCAGCGTCACGATGTCCATCGGCTCCAGCAAGCTGAAGTTCACCGGCAGTTTGAAGGTGTAGGTCGCGCGGATGTACAGCGAGCGCTGCAGCAGCAGCTGGGCGACCAGGCGCGCGACGGCGCCGTCGGTGATCCAGTCAGCCTTGACGATGGCTTCCGAGCGAAGGCCGTGCGCATCGATGTCCGCCTGATCCTTCGCTTCGGCCACGTCGACGTTGTAGCTGTTGGCCCGATTGCGGTACTGCACCCGGAAGTGGTTCTTCGCGTCCGCCGGGCTCTTGCGCTCCTGCTGCACCGGCGGCTCGCCCGGGCTCGGAATGAAATGGTCGTCGGTCAAGTCGTAGACCGGGGTCACGTTGGGCGTGTACATGCGGCCGAGCCCTGCCTCGGGGCTGTCGCCGTAGGGAATCATCTTGAGCCGTCCGGCGCTCCACACCGGCGCGGTGTTCGTGAGCCGCCCGAGCAACTGCACCAGCTCGGCCGCGGAGATCTGTTCGGTGAGCGCGGGCGACATTACGAGGCCCGCCGCGACGCAGTAGTCCGACCAGTCCTGCATGCCGTCGAGCCGGTCGCTCGCGATGTTGGCGCCGTAGCGGCCGTTCATCAGCAGATCCAGCAGCGCGCGGCTCGGGTCCACGTCGGGCACAGCACTGCCGAGCGAGTACGCGAGAGCGCCCTGGATCTCGAAGGTGTGGTTCTCGACCTGGGCCGAGCCGCCGAGGTCGTAGTCTTTCGCGCAGACGTAGGCCAGGCCGCTGTAGCCGAGCGCCTGCGATGGGTTTGCGCCCTGCAGGTACGACCACGGCGCCTGGCCGAGCGCGCCGGTCTTGAAGCTCAGGCCCAGCTCCTCGAGCGCGCTCTGCCTCGTGCCGGCGGTGACGACCAGGTAGTCGATCGTGACCGCCATGCCGCGGTACTTGTCGTTCAGGATCTTCACGACGGCCAGCTCGCCATCGGTGTCGATGGAGTAGTCCACCCCGTTGGCGAGCTGCGACTTCAGGAAGAAGAGCGGGACGTACACCGCCTGGATGGATGCGAACGCGGCATCGAGCGTGGTCGACATCGGGCCGGCGGCCGGCACCGCGTAGACCTTGCGTACCGAGGCGAACTGGTCGCCGCGGATCCCGCCGTTGTAGAGCTTCTTGCCGCGCCAGATCCGCGGCACGCCGTTCATCTGGCCGTGGCACAGGCCCATCATCACCGAGGCTGTGTAGGTGTAGGTCGTGCTTTCGGAGGTGACCCCGCCGCCGCCCTTGCCGGCCGACTGGCTGGTCGTGTGCGGGACAGCCTTGAAGTCGCCATACCAGATCAGGTTGCCGCTGATCTGGTTCACGCCGTAGACGACGGGGATCGTCACGCCCTGCGCGCTGCTCTGTAGCTTCAGCGCCTCGATGCGGGTTTCGCTGCTGGAGATCGTGGTGCGGCCGCCCATGTCAGGCCTCCAGCACGGTGAGTGCAGACGCCTGCACAGCGGGCGTCGGCGTCACGTTCACTGCCGGCCACAGCGTCCAGAACTGCACCGGTCGGCCCGCGAGCGGAGCTTCGTCGAGCCGCGTCAGGATCACCGCCTGGTGGACGTAGGCGTGCAGCACGGTGCGGCTGTCGACCAGCACGCCGCCATGGCTGAACGTGCGGCCGAAGCGGAACAGCGCCACGTCACCGGCCTGCGGCTGCTCGGTGCGCACGGCACCGACGCGTTCGAGCCATTGCACGTACAGCTCCTCACTGCGGTGCAGGTGCCACGCGGTGCTGTAGGTGCCCGGGTCGATCGGCGCCGTCACGCCGGCCGCCTCGTAGATCGCGCACAGGCTTTGCCCGCAGTCGACGCCGACGCCCTTCAGGCGGCCGTGGTGGTGGTACGGCGTGCCCAGCCAGGTCAGGGCCTCGGCGATCACCGCCTGGCGTTGTTGAGCTTCGATCGATTCGGTCGGGGTCATAGGGCTCACATCACCGTTTCACATCACCGTTTCAGCGGCCGGCACGTAGGGCTTGCCGCGGAAGCGGATCACGTTGTTGAACTTCTTCGAGCAGGTTGGTTGGGTCTTGTCGCAACCGGGATAGGCGACGAAGCCGTCGCCAGGCGCAACCGGGAACGGGAACGGCTGCAGCACTGCGATCTCATTGACCGTGCCGCCTGCACCACCGACCGTGTGCCGCTTCACTGTCCGCGAGACCCCCGCGTTCGCCCCGGTCAGGAAGCGCACGACACCGAGATCGAAGTGGCCGGCGGCCTGCGTGAGGCCATGCCCGAAGCGCGTGCGCGTCGCATCGCTCGCGGTGTTGGCGACGCTGTTCACGCTCTTCGCATCACGGTTCACGCCGCAGCCCGCGTCGTACAGCGTGTTCGAGCAGCCCGGCTGGTACACCTCGGCCGGCACCATCACGTCGAGCTGCTCGGTATCGCTCTTGATGCCCAGCAGCTGCTGCGTGCGGTCGCCCTTCGTCGTCGCGACACGGCCGGTGAACGACACCAGCGTGCCGGCGATCGGCGGGTTCAGGCTCGCCATGTCAGCCGCCCGCAGGAAGGCGCGCTGCAGTTCCAGCCTCGCGTGCTCGAAGCCGCCGCGGGCGATGTAGGCGAGCAGTGGCGTGCCGTTGATCTGCATCGCGCGCTCCTCGGTGTCGAGATCCACCGGCAGATCGAAGACGGTCACGTCCAGGGTGTCGACCTCGATCCCCACGCATTGCCGCGTCCGGCCGCGGCGCAGCCCCGGCCCGATCGACCAGGTCGTGCCATTGATGGTGATGGCCTGGTCGCCGCCGGTCCAGCGCAGGACCTGGCCGCCGGGCAGCGTAAAGGTGTAGAGGTCGATGCAGCCCAACTCGGGCTCGGTGTTCAGCAGCTCGGGCAATGCGCCAGGCGTGCGTTCCCACGAGGCTCCTCTCATCGGTGGCTCCTCATGGCTTCACCGTGATCAGCTCGACGCTGCGCGCTTCCCAAAGCTGCCGCAGGAACTGCGACACCTCGGTCTCGTCCTGGCGGAAGCGCACGCGCCAGTAAAAATGGCCGGTCCAGGTCACCGGCAGGCCCATCGCCACCGGCACGCCGAAACTGAGCACGCCGCTCGGCCCGATGTCGTAGGTGCTCGGGTCCGCGAGCGCACCGCCGACGAAGACCTGCGCGTCATCGGCCGCCGCGTAGACAGGCTCGACGACACCGCCCCAGGTGCGCACCAGCTGGAACTTGCGGATCGAACCGTCCCCGGTACCGAGGCGCTGGTCGGTGACCGCGCAGTCGTCCGGATCCAGGTACAGGAAGCGCTGCGCCGCACCGCCGCGAGCATTGAAGAAGCCCACCAGCGCCTGCAGCTCGGCCAAGCCGTGACCCTCGCGCAAGACCTCGTAGCTGAGCTTGTAACGCCAGCGCGGGAAGCTGAAGTACCGCGTGCGGAATTCGCGCCCGCTCGGCGTCTCGCGCACGCCAGTGCGGTGCATCGGCACGCGCGTGCTGCCCCACTTCAAACCGGGCAGCGTCGGGAAGATGTCGAGGCTCATGTGCGTCCTCAGTTCAGGGCGAAATCACGCTTGAGGCTCTTGAGGACCGCGACCAGGTCGCGCTTCGAGGCCATGAAGAACTCGCCCGCCGACACGCCGCGCAGCTCAACCGACGGGCCGGCATCGCCGCCGCCCTGCCCCTCTCCACCCTGCCCCGCCAGCTGCCGGATCACGTTCGCGTGCTGCTTCGGCAGCACCATCTCCTCCTCGTGCAGCTGGGTGATCGGGTTCAGACCGCTCGGGATGTCGAAGCCGCCCGAGGCGCTCTTGATGCCCTTGCCCATGCCCGACACCGCCGCGAAGATCGCTGCCATCGCAGCAATCGCGAGCACCGGCCCGACCACCGGGATGGAAGCCTGCGACGCCGCGGCGCCCGATCCCGCCTCGGCCGCGTTCGCGCCGACGACGGCCGTCGCCTCGGCCGACTTCACCGCGACGTTCGTCGCCGACGCCGCCGCCTGCATGCCCTTCTCCTGCGTGAGGAATCCGAGCTTCATCGCGAGCATGCGCGCCTGGCTGGCGATCCACTGCGAGGCGGGTTCCGTCACGACGTTGCGCAGGAACGCTTCCTTCACGCCGCCGAAGATCGTGCCCAGCGCCTGGCCCCAGGTGCTGGTCTTCTGCAGCAGCCCGTCCAGCGCCGTGCCGAAGCTGTCGCCGATGCCACTGAACAGGCCACCGCCGCCGAACATGCTGGTGCTCTGCTCACGCAGCGCGGTGTTCGACGCCGACAGCAGCGACAGCCGCTGCTGTTCGTGCTGCTGCTCGATCAGCAGCAGCTCGTTCTTCAGCCGCGCGAGCTCGACCGGGTTGCGATCCGGATCGGCGGCCAGCAGGTCGAGCCGTTGCTGCAGTGCAGACGCCTGCACGACGTATCGCCGGTCCTCGAACTCGACCTCCAGCTGCGCGAGCTGAACCTTCGTGATCTCCTCGGCGTCGAGCGCCGCCTTCGCCGCGGTGCGTTCCAGCTCGATCTTGCCGAGGGCGAGTTGCTCGACCGTGCGCAGGCTGTCCTGCTCGATCGCATCGCGCTGCTTGCGCGACTCCTGCGCAATGCCCACTTCCAGCTGCGCCGCCTTGCGCTGGATCGCGACCTGGTCGGCCGTCGTCATCGTCAGGTTGTCGGTGAGCCAGCGCCAGTACGCGAGTTCTTCTTCCTTGCTGTACTCGCGACCCTGCGTCAGCACCGACTGCACGCGCTTCTCCTCGGCGAGCATCGCCTCGTAGTAGCTCATGTACGAGCCGGCGCCGTCCTTCTCCTTGTCACCCTTGCCCTTCAGCGTGGCCGTGCGCGTGCCGCCCCCGGACGGCGCGGCCTCGGTCTGGTCAGGATTGAAGATGGAGGCAAGCCGGTCCCGCGATTCGGTGCTGGACGCGACGATGTTGTCCCAGGCCTTGCCCCAGGCCTCGCCGATGCGCGCCGGCCAGCCCATCAGTTCGTCTTGCGCGCCCTTCAGGTCGCCGGTCATCAGCTTGTACAGCCCGGAACCCAGCGCACGCAGCGGCTCGGCGACGGTGACCACCAAGCCGTTCAGCACTTCCCACACGATGACGACGGCGTTCTTGAGGCCCCAGAAGACGGCGGTCAGCCCGCCGATCGCGCCGCGGGTCACCGTGATGGCGGTCGGTCCGATCGCGACGAACCACTCGGCCAGCTTCGTGACCACCGGCATCAGCACGTTGCCGATCGTGTGCGCGAAGCCCTTCATGACGAGCGCCGCCTTGTCGCCCGCGCTGTCGAAGGCGTTGTACGCGTCGACCTGTTCCTGGCCGACCAGCATGCCGAGTTCGGCCATCAGCTCGGCGTTCTCACGCACCGTGTCGCTGTTGAGCTTGAGCAATGCCGAGCTGGCGTCGATGCCCTTGCCGAAGAGCTGCGACGCGGCAACGTTGCGGTCCGTGCCTTCCTTGAATTCACCGGTCAGCTTGATGGCATCCAGCAGCAGGTCGTTCATGGGGCGCAGCGCACCAGCGCTGTCGCGCGTGGCGAGGCCGAGCTTATTCAGGGCTCCCTCGTCCTCGTTGAGGTGCTTCAGCAGGCCACGGCTCGCCGCGGACATCTCGTCGGTGGTCGCCCCGACATCCTCCAGCGCTGCGATCCAGGTGCTGGCGCCGGTCGCCGATACGCCCAGCGCCTTGCCCAGCTGGATGCTCTCTTCCTGGAACTTGGCGGTCTGTTCGATCGCCTTGCTGAAGAGCGCACCACCGCCGATCACCGCCGTCAGCGCGATGAACTTGCCTTGGATCGCTTCCAGCGGCCCGTTGACCTTGCAGAGGCCGCTCGCGGCCTGGTCGCCGAACTGCTGGACGTTCTGCAGGCCGGAACGCAGCGCCTGGCGCAGCGGGGTGACATCGCCGTCGACGACGACTTTGGCGCGGGGATCGGTCATGCGGGCTCAGGTGATGAAGTGATGCGATGAAGGTCAAAGACCGAGGAAGGACAGCAACGGGTCGTCGGGTCGGCCGTGCGCGATGGCCATGCCGGCGCCACGTGCCTGGTCCATCGCCTGGTCGATCGCCAGGTGCGCTTGCCGGGGGTTCTGCGTCGAGCTGCGTCCCGCCGATGCCGAGGCTTCCGGCTTGATGCCGATCGCCAGCGCAATGCGGCGCAGTTGCAGCGCGGCCGGCGGCGTGTGCTTCCAGAACGCGGCCAGGGCTGAGACCTGCGGCAGCGTGACGCGCTCGTCGATGTGCTGCCAGGTCCAGCCGGTCGCGGTGATCAGCCAGGCGTAGAGGTCGCTCCAGGGATCGCTCCAGGCGTCCCCGGCATGTTGGCCGCCGCCACCACCGCCGCCGAAGACGCCTGCCCTTCCCCCATCGCACCAACCTTGGTCTCCAGGCCCGCGACCTTGGCTACAACTTCAAGCGCCGCGCTCAGCTGCTCCATCGTCGCCGGCAGCAGCTCGACCTCCTCGACCGTCTTGCCGGTGCCGGCGGACAGCACCAGCACGATGTCGTCGAACACGACCTCGTCCAGGCGGCCGTTCTTGAAGGCGAGGCCCGCACGGTTAAAGGCAGGCAGCAGCTTCTTCAGCCGGCCCAGAGGAATGGGCGCGACCTCTATCGTCTGTTCGCCCAGGGTGATGGTGTCGTTCATGGTCGTGATGGAGATGAGGAAAGGGTCAGAACAGCGCGATGTAGCCGACGCTGCCGGCCTCGTCGGCGAAGGCCTGTGCTGTCAGGTCGTAGACCGCGAAGTCGTCGCTCTTGAAGGGCAGGCTGACCTTGCTGCTGACCGCGCGGTTGAGTTTCATCACCAGGTTCTTGCCGCCGTACTGGTTCTGCAGCAACACCGTGAAGGCCGGCGTCGGCCCCATCAGGTCGTTCGTCAGTTCGAAGATCTGGCCCTTGCGACCGTTGGCCGACTCGGCGCGGTACTCGAAGCTCACCAGGAACTTGCGGGCCACCGGCGACGGCGCGAAGCGGTACTTGCCGTTCAGCACCGCGTACTCGCCCGCGGCCGGGACCACGTCGTTGGCGAACGGCACGCGTTCCAGCTGCCCGCCTGTGGCGCCGTCGACCACGCCCAGGTCGGTGACGAAGGTGCCGTCGTGCGGCGGCTCGACGATGACTTCCACCGCGGCATTGCTGCCCTCGGCACCGGCCGCCAGCAGGAAGGCGAAGTCGTAGACGGCCGCGCGGATGCCGGCGATCGGCGCCTTGCCGAACTGCAGGCGGCCGAGGACCGCGCCATCGATCTCGGCGTACTTGGCCTTGATCTCGATCTTGGCCTTGCCCTGCGCGACGGCGATCGGGTAGCGCTGCGAGCCGTACAGCGTCTTGAGGTCCACGTCGATGTCGACGGAGATGTCCTGCAGGCCACCCAGGCGCACGGGGGTGGGCGTGGCCCACGGGTTGCCGAAGGAATCCTCGACAGGGATGGTGATGAACTGGCCGGATCCGAAGAAGATCATGGGTTTGGTGCTTTGGATGGGTTGAAGGAGTGATGCCGGCGAGGCGTCAGGTGCTGGTGTCAGGACACGAGGGACAGGTCGCCGGCACGGCTCAGCGCCTGCAGCTGGTAGGTCGCCGTCAGGCGGCCGATGGTCTCGTCGCCGCCCTCGGCGCGAGGCTCGGTGCGCACGCAGCGCAAGCCGCGACCAAGGGTGTTCAGCTCGCCGTCGACCGCGATCACGCGGTGCGCCTGCAGGTGCAGCCGGTCGGCTGCGGTCTCCCAGTCATCGCCGCGCACGTGGAAGTCGAGCTCGAACTCCATCAGGCCGCGGGTCACGGCATGTGCGAACGCATCGGCCTGGCCGGTAGAGCGTCGGATGTTGATGGCGGGGATCTCGTCGGCGCCGAAAGCATCGACACGGCCGCGATGCACGCGTGCAGCCGCATCGGTGTCGGCTGCCTTGAGCACCAGGTCGACGCGCTGCAGGATGCGCTCGTGGGCGCTGTTGGCTGCGACGCTCATGCAGTCGCTCCCGCCGGCAGCGGCTTCAGCTCGACCTGTAGCTCGGTGCCGTCGAGCACCGGCACGCCGGGTTCGCGCACCAGCCAGGTCTTGCCGGCCACCGTGAAACGGTCGCCTCGATGCACGCCGTTCGGTGCGTCCGCGGCCTGCATGCGGATCGTGGGTTCGATGCGAGCTTGCATACCGTCCAGACCGGTGCTACCCGGCTCGTCGAGCAGCACCCGCACAGGCTGCGCATCGCCGCCAGACGGCGTGAACTGCGCATCGCGACCGAGCCGGGCGTACAGCACGGCTAGCTTGCGCGTGAAGATGTCGTCGAGCATCGGCGGCATCCGGTCAGGCGTTGATCTTCACGTCGACGAAGGTCTCGCCCGCGGCGGCGGCCGAGTAAGCGAAGCCGGCCGAGGCGATCACCGCATTGCCGGCACCGACCGTGGCCGTGGTGATGACGCCCTGCAGGTGATCCCATCGCACCGCATCGCCGACACCGATCGCGTCCGCTGCGAGCTTGGGCAACCTGTAGACGCCCTCGACGGAGAAGACGCCGGACACGTTGGCCGGAACGTTGGCGAGCGCCACGCCGATGCGAGCGCCGAGGCGCAGAACGCCGCCGGAGGACACGGCTGCGGCCGGCGCGGTGGTGATGGATTGGCCGGGTTGGACGAAGTTCTTCATGGTGAATGCCTGTGGTGGTGGGGTGTAGGTCAGCCGGGATCAGCTCTGATCAACCATTCCGCTGCAGCGTCTTCCAGTCCAGCGCCTTGGCGCTCGCGTCGATACGGACCTTGAACTCGACGCCGTCAACGCTCCAGCCTTGCTGCTGCTCCATCGTCGGGGCCTCGTTGCCGTCCAGGTAGTCAACCGTCACCACGTCGTGCATGCCCTGGTCGGCGACGCCGTACCAGCGCGTCGGCGAGTTGTCGTCGAGACGGGCGTCGGAGATCACCTCGAAGGTGCCGCGCACGCTGTTCGGGACAGTGTTGTTCTTGGCGGCGGCGCCGACCTCGTACTCGCTGTCACGGACCACGTTGGCCGTGCCCTGCAGCGACACCGGCACCAATAGCTTGGCGAGGCGGATATTCAGCGCACCGGAGGTCTGGCCGACATCCTTCTGCCGGGCCATCGCGACGCGCATCGCATCGACGGCGGCCGTGGTGATGGCCGTGAGGTCGACCAGGTTGCCGTGATCGGCGTGGAACAGCGCCTTGCCGTCGGACATCGGCGCGTTGCCGGTCAGCACCGCGTAGGCCAGGTTGCCGACCGTGCGGATTGCGGCGCGACCCATCTTGCGCGGAATGCGGGTGAAGGCGTCCAGGTCGTCATTGATCACCGCCTGGCGCGTGATCTTGAAGATCTCGCCATAGGTGCCCAGCACGCGGGTCTCGGCGCGCTCGCCGATGCTGATGTACTTGTACTCACCGCCCTCGGGCACTTGGCGCAGCGCCGGGAAGCTGCCGATGTCGACCATGGACATCGGCTTGAAGTCCGGCAGGGTGCCCTTCGTGGTCCACAGCTGGAAGGTCTCTTCGGCCTCGTCGTAGCCCTTGAGCATTGCCTTCTGTGCGACGTTCGCCAGCAGCAGCGGGAAGTCGCCCGAGCTGTGCGTGAAGGCGAGCGCGATCAGGCTCATGCGGTCGGTGCCAGCGTGCTTGACGCCGTGCGCCTGCAGCGAGGCCCGTGCCATCTCGGTCAGGCTGTGGCCGCGCCATGGGTTGCTGGTGTCGTTCTTGGCGAGGCCGGCGCGGATCTCCAGCGCGGCGGCCATCCCAGCCCTGCGCCTGTCGGTCTCGTCCTCGACAGTGACCAGATAGCCACCGGTGACCGGCTCGACGCCACGTGCCATCGCATCGAGCATTCGGGCCTTGGCTTGCACGACGTTGCAGTTCATGTCGGCCAGCGCGGCATTCATGATGGACGGCGCGTCGGTGACGTGGAGGTAGGGCTGGAACGCCGCGCGGATCGACGACTGGCGTTGGTTCTCAGCACGTGCGGCGGCTTGCACCGCTTCCTGGTGAGCGAGCGCGTCGACGGGAACGGCAGTGATCGCCGGGCTGGTGGTCGGTTGAACGGTGGAAGGCAATGCAGTCTCCTGAATGGAAAAAGTCGGGGGAATCGATGAAGCGGTCGGGCGAACAGCAGACGCGGCCAGCGTCGATGCGACGCCGCGGGAACTGGCCCATGCAAAGCGGCTGGCGCTGGCACTGATAGGCAGCGCGGCCGTGACGGCGTCGGCAAGCTTCTCGGTAACGGCATCAGAGGCGGTGAACCAGTGGTCCTTGCCATCGGTGAGCCACGCCATCACGTCGTCGAGGCTGCGGCCGGTCTTGCTCGCATAGCTCGCGGCCATCGCCTGCGACCACTTGTCGAGCAGGTCGGCGTACTCGCGCAGCTCGACCGCGTTGCCGGCCATGCTGCCCCACGGCGCGTGGATCATCAGCATCGCGTTCTCGGCGATCTCGATGCGGTCGCCGGCCATTGCGATCAAGCTGGCGATCGACGCGGCGATGCCGTCGACCGACACGGTGACGGTGGCCGGGTGGCGCTTCAGTGCGTTGTAGATCGCGATGCCGTCGCTGACGGAACCGCCGTAGCTGTTCAGGCGGACGGTCATCGTCTCGGCGTCGAGCGATGCGACCGTCTGGACGAAGTCCTTCGCGGCGATGCTGTCGCCGTACCAGGACTCGCCGATGTCGCCATAGATCCAGATCTCGGCGTGCAGGACTTCAGCGGCGGCGCTGGCGGAGATGACCGGACGGCGGTGGATGCTGTACCAGGGCGTGGCGCTCATGCGATGACAGGTGCTTTGTGCATGCCGTCATCGTCTCGAAATCGCTGTGCCATTTATAGACACCAAAGGGGACTATTTGCGAGCGTACCTTGAGCGCCCCGAGGTTGTCACTTGCGGCGCCGGCAGATCCGATAGACGTGCGTCCTCGACAGTCCGAACTGCTCGCAGACTTCGTTGATGTTCGTGCCGTTGAACATCTGCCAGATCCGTTCATCGCGCGACTGGCGGTCTGGGCGCGGGACATAGAACATGGCACCACCGAACTTGGCGCTCAGGCCTTGAACGATCTCTTGCGCCATCGCAGTGGCCCACGGATCCTGAACGGCGAGTCGCTCCCGAAGAATGTCCGTCATCTGGCCGACAAGGGGTGGGCAGTCGATGGCCTTCGAGCTGCGGGTCGGATTGGAAGAGGTTGGGTTCAAAGGCGGCTGCTCCATGCATTGCTTGCGATCGAGGTCGCGGGTTGCGGGATGAACGGTCGGGTGGGTGGGGTTGGCGGGAATGGCGCGGGTGGTGGCGAGAGCGGTGCAGACGCCTGCACAACACGATCGGGGAGATCGTCGACCGACGGCTGCGCAGCGAAGAGATCGGGTTCGAGGCCCGCTTCGAGGCGTGCCCACAGCTTGTCGCTGAGCGTGTGCAGCCCGAGCATCTGCGCGCAGAACAGTGCATACACCGTGCAGTCGAGCTTCTCGTTGCGCTTGCCGGCCGGCTTGAGCCAGCGGTGTTCCTCGCCGCGACCGGTCTTCACCAGCATCCGGCTCTCGGCGGTGAGCTGATCATAGAACTCGGCCGTCAGCTCGCGCGCGAAGTGCACGTATCCCGGCCCGGGTTGGCCGACCTGCAAACGGCCGTAGAGCAGATCCTTCGCGGTGTCGGTGCCGACATGCCACAGCCGAACACCCTTGCGGATCGTCTTGCCGCGCTCGTTCACGTCGACCAGGACGCTGGCGCTCTTGATCGGCCGCCCGAGCCGCGTCTCGCCCTTCACCCCGTACAGGTTTTGGTTCGGCCGGTTGCGCACGAAGACGTAGCACTGGTGGGTGAAGTGGCCGCCGGTGTCGATCGCCACCGCGTCGGCCGACATCTCAACACCGCACACATGCCGGTAGGTCGCCTTGATCGCCGGGTCCAGCTTCAGATCCCATTCGCGCTGGTCGGCCGGGTTGCCGTAGATGACCAGGTCATCGACCACCCACATTTCTTCGCCGCGGCCAAAGCCCCACACCACCAGCTCCCAGCGGTCGCCCTGAACGTCCACGCCGATCGCGAGCTTCACCGCGCCGCGTGGCACGATGCGCAGCGGGTGGCCGTGCTTGCCGCGCAGCGCGAGCTGGCTGGCGTCGGTCTTCTCCAGTTCCTGCTCGTAGGTCTCGCCGCGCGTGGTGTTGATGAAGGTTTTGAGGTCGCTGTCGTCGCCGGCCTGCGCCTTCTTCGCCGCGGACAGCCAGTCGCGCACGATGCTGACCCAGGTCGCCTGCGGGCTGTATGCGGTCCAACTGAAGAACGCCACGTGCATCGGCGGCGCGATCTCCGCGTCCGCGGCATTCCTGAAGCGCAGCTGCAGCTCGTCGCGCTCGTCGATCCAGATCCCTTCGGCGGACTTCCAGCGGCCCTTCCAGGCCGCCAGGTACTCGGCCTGCGTGATGCACACGCCGCAGTGCGGGCAGACGTGGCCGACCGTTTCCGGATCGTTGTCGGTCCACTTGAAGCCGTGCCGCGCTTCCTTGCCACCCCAGTCGAGCGTGTGCTCGTCGTCGCAATGCGGGCACCGAATGAAATACTGGAAGCGCACATCCGCCTGGCTCTCGCGGTCCTCGATCAGGCTGAAGCCCTTCAGCTTCGGCGTGCTGCCGGCGACCGACTTCGGGAAGGTGGCACCCTCGATGCGCTTGTCGCCGAGGCGGAAGGGACTACCCTCCTTCTCGATGTCGCGGTCGAAGCCGTCGGTCTCGTCGTAGTAGACGCAGTCGACGGTGATTCGGCGATAGTTCTTCGCGGCCTTGCCGCCGCGCAGGTGGAGCAGGCACCCGAGGAACCGCTTCTTCTTGATCGTGTTCTCTTTGGACTTGCGGTTGAACTTGGGGAACACGCGGCGCATCACGCGCACGTCGCGCAGCATCGGCTCCAGCTCGGTGGTCACGAAGTCGTCGCGGTCCTCGTCTGTCGGCTGGTACACCGCCTGGTTGCGGCGCTTGTGCTCGGCGAAGTAGCCGACTGCCGCAAGGAATATCTTGGTGTAGCCGGTGCGCGCGGACTTGCGCCAAGTCACGTGGTTGATCTCGTCGTGCCCGATGCAGTCGGCAATCGCGATCTGGTACGGGTACGCCTCCCAGCGGCCCTGCTCGTAGCTGCTCTCTTCCGACAGGTAGAAGTGCTCGGCCATCCACTGCGACAGGCGCATTGGCGGCGGCGCTTCCAGCGGACGCAGACCGCGGCGCAAGGCCGCATTGATCTCGTCGCGCTGCTCGGTGCCGAGGTCCGCCAGCGACATGGGCGGCTCGATGTACGCGGGCTCGACTGCGTCGAGCATAGGCGCCAGTTCGGTCAATTTCCATCCTCCTCTTCATCGGGTTCGTCTTCGGCATCCGCGAGGCTGAGCGCTGCCGCCCGGTTGCGCGCCTTGCTGACCTCCTCCTCGAAGATGCGCAACGCCTCGGTGGGCAGTTCGACGCGACGGCGCACGCGCGGCACCAGGCCCTGCAGCAGGCTGCCCACATCGCCGGCCATCTTCGCGAGCACCAGTTCCAGCACCGCGACCGGTGCCAGCTCGCGGCGGTTCACCGCGTTGTCCATCGCGACGCGGTCGGCCTGCTCACGGGCGAGGCGGGCGCGCTCGCGCGCCAGTTCGCCGTCGGCCCCGCGGCCCGCGGCCTGTTCGCGCAGGTGTTTCGTGTACGCGCGCAGCCAGGCCGAGGCGGGCTGGCCCGCCTTCAGGATCCCGCGACCGAGCAGCTCGCTGATCGCTTGCTGGCTGACGCCGACCAGGTCGCCGAACTGCTCCTGCGTCAGCGGGTGGGAGAGGGGCTGTTGCATGGCTTCCATGGGTACAACCCCCTTAAGCAACGCCCGCAACTACGGTGCGAACGGGGTTCGAATTACCCTTGACCGACCTCTCCCGGGAGGACCCGATGAGGGGGGTGGGGGGTGGGGTCGAGGCCTTGGCCGACCGAGGTGCGAACGTCATGCGCCCTGCCCTCCCGCCGCGAGGCCTAGCTTCGCGAGCTGCTTCTGCATGCGCTGCTCGTAGTGCGACTTGAACCGGCTGTCGATGACACGCTGCGCAGTGCCGACGAAGTCGAAGCGCTTGCCATACCGCGTGCCGTTGACGAAGAGGAGCACCGGCTTCACTGCACTGCCTGCGCTGAAGCGGTACCGCGCCCACACGCCGCGCCGCAGGTGCTGCATCTTGTCGCCGTGCTTCCACGATCCGCGGCCCTGCCTCGACTCGCCGCCGTGCGCGACGAAGTACTCGACCTTGCTGCGCTTGGCCTTCGAGCGCTTGCTGCTGGTCGCGTTGGCATCGGAACCTGCGAGGTTGAAGGCCTGCAGCTGGCTCAGGATCTGCACGATCTGGCCGCGACCCATGTTGCCGTAGGCATCGAGCTTGGCCGCAGCACCCGGCACCGCGCGTTCGTTCTTGCGCATCAGGCCAGCCTGCACGAGGATCTCCTCGAAACGCTTCAGCGGTCGGTTGCCGCCTTCGATCTGCGGGATCAGGTAGTGCGCCCTCGACGTGCCGTCCTTCAGCCACACCATCGCCTGCAGCTTGGTGCGGCTCGCGAAGGTGGTGCGCAATGCACGCAACGTGAAGGCCGTCGGGTTGTCGAAGCTCGCGCGGATCTCAGCCACCTGCGCGTCACGCACCTCGCGCGTGGTGTCGTTGATGGCCTGTGCCATCGCGTTCGGGTGCTCCTGCTGCAGCTCGCCGAACGCCTTCGCGATCTGCGCCGCATCGAAGCGGATGTTCATCTTCAGCATGTTGTGTCCCTTCAGTCGAGCCCGCCGCCGCGCTGGGCCTTCAGGCTCTTCGTCGGCGCCGGTCCGTCCCAATCCGTGAAGCGCTGGAACGCCCCGTCGAAGGTGAAGTTCAGCGTGTCGGTCGGACCGTTCTTGTGCTTGACGATGTGCAGCTCCGCGTGGAACTTGTTCGCCTCGGTCGGGTTGCGCCGGTGCTCGCGGTGCAGCAGCCCGATCAGGTCGGCCGCGCCCTCGATATCGCCGCTGTCACGCAGGTCGCTCATCTGCGGCGGACCGCTGCGCTTGTCGGCCTCGCGGTTCATCTGCGACAGCAGCACGATCCAGACGCCGAATTCCTTGGCCGCCCGCTTCAGGCCGTTGGCGATCTTTCCGAGTTCCTGGTTCCGGTTGTCGCCATCGCCTTCCATCAGCTGGAGGTAGTCGACGATCACGAGGCTCAGTCGCTTGTGCCGGCGCTTGACCTGCTGGATCTTGCGGCGCACGTCCATGATGTGGAGCGCGGCCTGGTCGTCCATCGCGATGTGCAACTTCCCGAGCGCGTCAACGCCCTCGGTCACGCCTTCCCACATGCTCTGCGGCGCACGCTGCGGGTTGCGCAGGTCGGCGAGGTTCACGCGGCCCGCTGCCGCCACCTGGCGCGCCGTCAGCGAGTTCAGGCTGTCTTCCTGCGTCAGCATCAGCACCTGGTGCTTGCGACCGACGTTGCGGCTCAGCGTCAGGCTTGCGGCCGTCTTCCCCATGCTCGGCCTGGCGCCGATCACCCACAGCTCGCCGGGCCGCCCGCCACCCGCGGTGCAGTGGTCCAGATCCTTCAGTCCGGTCTGGATGGTCGTTTCCTTGCCGTCGTAGCGCTCCTGCAGGTCGTCGAGGTAGTTCACGACCAGCTCGCTGATGTCGCGCGGCTCGGTGCGCTCGGCGACCGCGTTCAGCGCCATCAGCTTCGTGATCATCTGGTCGATGACCTGGTCGACCGGCTGCGCCTTGCCCTCCGCATCGTGCGCGCCGCGCAGCACTTCGTCGGCGAGGTTGGAGCCCAGCCGGATCAACTCGCGTTCTCGCCAGCACTCGACGATCAGCTCGGCGTGTCGGTGTGCAACCCCGAGGCGCTTCACCGTGCCCATCAGCTGGTTCAGGTACACCATGTCGTGGTGCCCCTTCTCGTGGACCGTGATGAGGTCGGCCAGCTTGCCGGCGGTCAGCAGCTCGGCGATCGTCTCGAAGATGGCGCGGTGGTCACGTTGATAGAAGTGCTCCGGCTTGAGGATCGTGCTGATGACCTCGAAGGCCTGGTTGTCGTACAGCAGCGCGCCCAGCACCGCGTGCTCGGCTTCCTCGCTGTGGGGGGCGCTCAGTGCTTCGGGGCGGCGGCTCATTCGGCGGTTCCTTGGTCGTGTTGCAGCATGGCCTGCGCTTGCAGGCCCTGGGTCGTGAGGTGGGCAGACTCTCCCGGCTTCAGGTACCAGAGGCGGTACCAGTTGTCGCGAACGCTGTTGAAGAAGGTCTGGGGCCAGTCGCGCTGCCGCTTGCCCTGAGCGCTGCGCCGGGTCTTGAACTCGTGCCAGTGCAGCAGCAGGATGTCGCGGTCGATGCCGACTCGGTCGCAGTAGGCGAACACCGGGTGGTCCTCGGGGATGGGCTTCTCCCCGGCAGCCTTGCAGACGGCGAGGAAGGTGCCGAGGCTCACCAGCGGCTTGTGCCTCGATGCCTTGGGCTCGTCGTCATCGTCCTGCCGAGGGTCTGCAGCCCCTTCAGGGGGTTGGGGGTATTGCTCTTGTATTGGTTCTATTACGGTTAGGGGGCACGTGGTGCCGGTCTGACCGGCATGTGGTGCCGGTTGGGGGGCATGTGGTGCCGGTTGACCTGCAGCAGGTGCCGGGTGGAATAGGTCGCCGATGGGGCCTTGACCGGCATGCGGTGCCGCCTGACCTGCATGTGGTGCCGGTTGGGCGGCATGTGGTGCCGGTGTGACCTGGGTTGAAGCGTCGGAATGGGAGGTTTGACGGCCCGCGAGGGGGGCATGTGGTGCCGCCTTGTTGCGGGGCACGTTGTGCTGGCCGGTGCCCCGTGCGAGCGAGGTCGGTTCCGTGCTGGTGGGCGCGCCCGGGCGGACGCCGTCCAGGGTCAGCGTGTAGACGTTGGAGCGCATCTCGCCCATGCCCACGCGCAGCAGGCCGGCCTCTTCCAGCCAGCGGATCGCGTTGCGCACCGTGCGCTCGCACAGGCACGTGCGGATCGCGATCGTCTCCACCTTGGGCCAGCAGAAGCCCTGGTCGTTCGCCTGGTCGGCCAGGCTGATCAGCACCGCCTTCTGGGGCGGCGGCATCTTGAGCGGCCAGCAGATGGCCATCGCGAGCGTGCTCATTGGGCAACACCCTTCCCTTGCAGCCGCGCGGGCCGCAATGCATCTTGTCGTTGGGTCATGTCAGAGGTCGGTCAGGCGCGCAGCCGGGCTTGCCGGCATTCGCGTTGTGCGTGGTCGGTGCGGCAGTCGTCGTCGCAGTAGGTTTCGCCCGGGGCGCAGCGCTCTTCGCAGTTGCGGCAGATGCCCAGCGGCAGGTACGTCAGGCGCGCGGTGCGCTCGCGATGCTTCGCCAGCGCCGCGAAGATGAACTCGGATTCGCGGACGGTCGCGAGGTCGTCAGCGCTCAGGCGCTCCAGCGTGTCGCGCGCCAGCACGTCGATGGCGAGGCCGGATGCGGAGGAGGTCTGCATGTGCATCAGCGGCCCTCCCTTTGCGCCGGGCGTTTGCCGGCCAGGTTGCGGGCCTGCAGCGCGGCGAGCACAGCCTGCACGGCGTTCACCAGTTCGGCAGCCTCACGCTCGACTCGGCCCAGCTCGTTGTCGGAGACGGCACCGTCGGCGGTGACCTCGGCAATCTGGCTGATGACCTCGGCGAACTCGCGCGCCATGCGGGTCACGCCGGTGAAGGTGTCGTCGTCGATCCCTTCGGGGCTCGACGGCAGCGGCAGCACCATGCAGTGGCAGGCCATCGCGAACGCGTTCAGGATCCCGCGGTCCTTGCTCAGCAGCGAGAGCTTCAGCGCGTCGGCCAGGCCGAGCTTGGCCGTCGCGTAGTTGGGGTCGACCTCATGGTTGAGGGTGGAAGCGCTCTTGCCGAGCAGCGGCGCGAGTGCGGTCGCGCCCCCGGGGTAGTCGTGTACGAGGTTGAAGGCGGCAGTCTGGACGTTCATGGCATGGGTCCGTGGGGGTTGCTATGGATGTGCTCTGCCCTGTTTCCGATACTGCGCACCAGTGAGCGCAGCTTGGGCACGGAACCCGATCGCGCTGTGGCGCAGCGACGATCGGAGGCAGAGGCATGGAGGGAGAAATGCGGTGGGGCAGCGTGTTCGCGCAGGCGAGCGTCGAATTCGTCGACATCCCCTCGCCTATCGGGCCGCTGGGGGCGCTGGAGGTGACGCTGCGGGCGCCAGGAGCACAGGACCTTGCCACGTTGTGCCTCGGCGTACCGGCGGCACGGCAGCTGTGGGCAGCGCTCGACGCAGCACTGAAGGACCGACCAGCTTCGCGGCCGGGCTCATGTCATGCGGCTTGCGCGGCATCGACGCCCCCTTCCAACTCGTGAACGGTGCCGCCAGTGGCCCGAGACCCACAGCGGAGGATTTGCCAGGGCACATCGGGGCGCAAGTCTTCACAGCGCACTGCGCCCTTGGTCGCAGCCTCAATGCGAGGACAGTGTTCTGCCGGTACGCGCCGGCCGGAATCAGACCATTGGCCGACGGCCGCTCGGGTTACGCCGAGAAGGTGCGCAAGGCTTGCTTTGCTGCCGACAATCGCTGCGGCTTGATCAATGGGATTCGGGTCCATGCGATCAGTCTAGATTTTCTGCACTTGTGAGTCAAGAACTTCTCGCCTCACATGTCAAGATGATCTATACCATTTCACCCATGGATCTACCTGCCTGGGTGCGCACCGCACGAAACCACCGCAAGCTGACGCAAGAACAGCTCGGCGAAGCTCTTGGAGTCACGAAGAGCAACGTGTCCGCATGGGAGAACGGCCGGCATGAGCCAAGCTTTACCCAGTTGAAGGTCATCGCCGCGCTCACCGGCGTCCCCCTCCCAACGAACGATGTCGGCAACACGCGACCGACAGACCACGGCGCACTAGACGAGCGCCAGGACGGTATGGAGTCGGGGCCAATTCCCCTCGATGACAACCCTGACTACCCTTCAATCCCTCGCGTGAAATTCAAGCTCTCGGCCGGCGTGTCCGGCTTTGCTATTGAGTACCTGCAAGAAGAAGCTGACCCCATAGTTTTCCGGCGCGAGTGGTTCCGGTCGCGTCGCCTCGATCCGAAGAAGTGCTATGCGATCGTCGTGTCGGGTCCGAGCATGGAACCAGGCATGTGGGACGGCGATACCGTCGTCATTGCCACCGACCGCACGACTCCCAAGGATGGGGTCGTGTACGCCGTCAACTACGAAGGCGAACTCGTCGTCAAGCGGCTGATCCGGGACGAAGGTTCCTGGTGGCTACACAGCGACAACACCGACCAGAATCGGCACCCTCGCAAGCGCTGCCACGACGGCGTGCACATCATTGGCGAAGTCGTGCACAAGCAGAGCGAGCGCATCTAGTCCATTAGGCGAACGTCGACCGGCAGCACGTCGCCGGAAGCCTCCGCATGCAAGTCAAGTACACATTCTCTTGACTTCAATGGTTAGACTTTCTACACTTTCTGTACTCGCCGGTTCCCGGCCATTGGAGCGTAAGTGCAGAAAGCATCGACTCGCAGCTACCGCTGCAGCTACCACCCCCTCGAAGGCGCGTTCGCCGCCCTGTGTGACTCGGGCGTCCTCCCCTTCGTCCAAGTCCAAGCGCAAAACGCGGAAGAGGCCCAACGCTTGGCGTACCACATCACTGGCTGCGCCATCAGCGACGTCCAGCGTCTGGACCAATCCGCGGCGAGGTTCGCATGAGCGCCGCCGCATGGATGCATCCGGTGGCAGCCGATCAGCCGGTCTCGATCAAGCTGATCGCCCAGCCCACGTACTGGCCACAGATCGATGTCGGTCAGCGAGAGGGCGGCAACCCGCTGATCTTTCAGATCTGCGTTCCCAATCAGGACGAGGTGTACTTGTCCGAGGGTCAGCTCGCGTCGCTCGTCTCCTCGGCAAAGCTGTTCGCCATTGCTCCGCTGCCGGAGGTCGAATCGTGAGCCGCCGCTACCTCGCTCGCTACACACTGAGCGACGGTACGCGAGGCGCGCTGCAGATCTCCGCGGCCCACAGCTTCGATGTCATCGACCTGCTGGTGCGCAGCTTCTCCACCCTTCGCTCCTGCAGCGCGAGGTGCCTGTGATCACCGCCGCCCTGCCCCTCCCCGCGCCGGCCACCTGGGACGCCAGCAGCTACCGCGCTTGCGAACTGTGCGACCACCGCATGCTCGACGGCAATGACCTGGTCTGCCGCTGTCCTGCCGCGGTCGGGCGTGACCACTGGCGCCCTGTCAGCGTCATGCGAGCGTCGTACGGCAGTTGTGGCCCTGACGCGCGACACATGCGCGTCGAGTTCGACACGCTGCACGCCTGACGGCGCGCCGCCCACTTACCCAACGTTCTCGCCCCGCCCGCCTGCCCCCACGCAGGAGGCGAGATTCAACACGCCTGTACAGGACATCGCATGACCTGGATCACCACCGCCACCGGCGCCGAGGTATCGCTGCAGCAGCCCCGGCTTGCCAGCATCAACCTCGCGACCATCGCCCATCACCTCGCGCAGATCAATCGCTTCACCGGCGCGACCTGCCGGCCGTACAGCGTCGCCGAGCACTCGCTGCTCGTGTGCGAGATCGCCGAGCGCGAGTTCGGTCTGCCCTCGCAGGGGCTGCTCGCCGCACTGCTGCACGACGCCCATGAGGCGTTCACCAACGACCTCAGCACGCCGGTGAAGGCAGAGATCGGCGCGCCATGGGCCGCCTTCGAGCATCGCTTCGAACGGCTGATCCGCAGCGCCTTCGCCATCCACGTCGCATCGACCGCGCACGCCACCGCGATCAAACGCGCCGACCTGATCGCCCTGGCGACTGAGCGAGCCCAGCTGCTGCCCGCAGGCGGCACGCCCTGGGAAGTCCTGCACGAGGTGCCGACCGCGCCCTGGGTGGACCTGATGTCTCGCAAGCGCTGCACCGCTCGCTGGAGCGACTGGCGCAACGCCTTCAGCCAACGCGCTGACGCCCTCGACTTCCAACGCCAAGAACAGGCCCGCCAGCTCGGCCGCTGAACATCCATACGGAGCACCC